ATAACGTATCTCTTGAACTTATCGAAGAGATGCGAACGGTCACAGACTATATTGATGTCACGATAGAGATGGTGTTGGCATCCGCCCCTGACGATGTAGAGATAGAACTTGGAGAGTTAAAAATAAAAGATGTCAGCTACAATCAATCGGCGGTTAGAGCGCGGTTGTTTATGGATGACTTCTTAAACACAGAGATGACAGGTGAGAAATACACACCCTCAAATTTCCCAGGCATATTTAACTGACCTTATTGGTCTACCTTATAGGTCGTTTGATTGTTGGGAGATTACAAAACTATTTTATCGAAAGATCATGTTTCTTGATCTTGATGTTATTGCGTATGATGATCCTAGTGATAAGCAAAATGTTTCAAGATTAATTGAGATAGAGAAGCAAAAGTTTAGACAAGTGAACTCTCCTGAGTTCGGTGATATAATTGTATTTAGGGTTAATGGAATAGCTTCCCATATTGGAATTTTTGTTGGTGAAGGTTCTTTTCTTCATACGATGGAAAAAACTGGATGTGTCATAGACAAACTGGCAAAATGGGAAAAACGAATAGAAGGATTTTTCAGACATGATAAAATTCAGACCTAATGCATTAAACTCTCATGAGATTGATTACCCACGAATAGCTGGTGAAAATCTTAATGAGGTATTTGATAGGATTCTAACTGAATCTGGTAAAGACGATTCTAAGTTACGTGAATACTTTGAGATATTAGTTGATGGTTATATCATTGAAAGAGAGTTGTGGGAGTTTACCATTCCTCACGATTCATCTTCTGTTCTTATTGCTATAACTCCCAAGGGCGGAGATTTTGGTAGGATACTAGGTCAGATAGCGGTTATCGCTGCGGTCATGATCGCCACGGCCGCCACGGGAGGAGCATCTGCGGGGGCCGTTGGTGCGGAATGGGGGTTTTGGTCAGCGTTTGGTGTTCGTGTTGGTGCGGCCATTGGTACGCAACTACTAGTAAGTGCTTTAATCCCCCCACCTGATACAGGTATTGGCGGAACAGGTGCTACATACGATTACGCTGACTCACAAATGTACTCCATTACTGGTCAATCGAATCGAGTTAAAAAATACGGGACCGTTCCAAGGCTTTATGGACGTCATCAAATCTTTCCTGTCGTGGCCGCTAATGCTTATACAGAATTAATCGCTGACGAGAACGGGGAAATAATTCAAAACTTCCATGCGATATATGATTTCGGTTACGGACCTCTCAATGTGGAAGAGTTGAAAATAGGTGATACATCTTTTAATGAGTATTTCAATGCGTACTACAGATTAGTCGATCCTAATAAACCTGATCCAGTTATTAACGTCACAACTAATTTAACCATCGACGCCACAGCAAAAACGATAACCAGGTCCACAGGTGACTTCACAGAAAATCTAAAAGACGGATATTATTTACAGCTTGGTGGTTTCGCAACGACAGAAAATAATAAACTAGTAAGAGTAGTAACGGTTGACAACGCAACTCAAGTCACCTACAGCGATGTAGATTCGGTTCTAGTAGATGAAACTGGTGTAGGGACTTCTTACCAAGGAATATACCCTTGGGACCAAGCACTCAATAAAGAGTTCGTTTATTATAAAGGTGACGTAAACCAAGCGGATGTTTCCGTAGCATTGAATGTTAATCAAAACGATCCAGGTGCTTTACCTTCTGAGTACGAAGCAACCCGATCCGCAGATGATAGTGGTAATGGGGATAAACAAGATATAACTTTACTTCTGGCATTTCCTGAAGGTCTAACTACTTTCGCTACAAACGGTAATCGTGCGGATAGGACAGTCGAACTTGATATCCAATACGCAGATGTAGGCACAGAAGATTGGAAAGCTTTTAATAGTGAAACAGATAGTGAATCTTGGTCAGCGGTTGGGGATATAACGGGTGTTAGTTCTAAGACCGTTCCTATGTATCCTTCAGTTAGAAACGCTAATACAAACACCACGTACAATAATTACTCAACACTTTCTAGTAAAGAGATCCCCCCAAATGAAGCTTATGGTACGTTGGGGGTGCTTTTCGCAGAGAAGATATCTTGGGGGGACTACGTACCTATTTTTTATTATGTAACTTACGGTCTGGCCAAGGGGGCGACACAGTTTGTCTCTTCACGATATATAAATGTAAATGACCACATATCTCACGGCGGTAACATCGTTGGAAAGATACAAACAAGAGATGTCATAGATGCAACATATTTTAGATATACATTAAACACAGGACTACCTTACGCCATCACGATGTTTTCTGATTATTTTAAAACAAGAGATGGTTTGCCAAATCTTACAAGCTACCACAACGACACCGTTAGCATCCCAGACATCTTTGATATTGAAAATTCCACAAGTGGTGTAGTAACTATAACAGGTAACTCCGCAGAAGTGGTTTATGGTTCCGTCAAGTTCACACCGTTATCGACTAATCAAATAAAGATACGAGTAACTAGAACGCGATCTTATAACGGCCACACGTTTACTATCCGTGACAAGATGGTATGGGGATCGATCACAACACGTTTTGACCGTGAACCAATTGTAACCGAAAACCGACATTGCTTTTTGGAAGTTAAAATCAAAGCAACGGATCAACTCAACGGATCTGTTAGTAATTTATCGGCGGTTTGTGAATCCATTATCCCTGTTTTCAATGGGACCGAATGGATACTGGAAGCAACTACGAATCCCGCATGGGTTTTTGCCGATCTACTAACAGGTTCTCCTAACAAACGTGCTCTTTCCAAAACAAGATTGGATACAGATTCTATTCTTGATTGGGCGACGTTTTGTGAGGAAGTCCCCACACCTCCCCCAGGGGCAACATTTGAACGATCACGATTCGAATGTAATTTCGTCTTAGATTACAATGCTACTTTGCAAACAGTTATAGGTCAGGTAACAACTTCCGCTCAAGCATCGTTAAACGTAATAAACGGACGTTATGGGGTTTTAGTTGATAAACTGAAAACCGTTCCCGTTCAAATATTCTCTCCCAGGAATTGCGTATCGTTTACATCTTCGAGAACTTATTCTGAATTACCTCACGCTTTTAAAGTTAAATATATCGACGGAAATGATGATTGGAGTATCAGAGAAGCGATAGTTTACGCCGACGGGTATGACGCTGTTACGGCAACAACCTTTGAGGAGTTCAACACCTTCGCCTGTTCCAACGAGGAGCAAGCTTGGAGATACGGTCGCTATATGTTGGCACAGGCGAAACTGAGACAAGAAAATACTACGTTAACTGTAGATTTTGAAAACCTTGTTTGTACTCGTGGAGATTACGTTTTACTTCAGTACGATGTGATGAAAGCTGGTGGGCGTCCCGCCAGGGTTAAGTCCGTAGCTGGTAGTAATGTTGAAGTTGATGACGGCCTAGTAGATGGTGGTGGGAGTTATGGTTATACTTTTAGAAATTCAAACACCGGGGCGATAGTTACCGACACTATGACGATAACTTCGACCACAAATATGACAGTTGATGGTGTTGTACCTGGAGTAGGTGACTTACTTATCTGGGGCGAGGTCGATGCCATCACGATTGATTGCATTGTTAAGTCCATCATGCCAAACGCTGATCTAAGCGCACAGATTACGTTAGTGGAGAAGGCCGACGCCATCTATACGGCGGAATCTACGGATACACTTCCCGACTATGATCCGCAGATATCTACATCCATCGATACAGAAGTTGCCCCGCCGAGTGAAGTTACTAACCTACTGGTAGACGATAATACTTGGATGTGTCGTAACGGTGCTTACTCGTATTTCGTTGATCTCGATTGGGGTTCGCCAGAAGGTGGTGTGGTTGAAAGCTATGAAATTTATGTGAACAAAGGTAACGGCTATGAGTTGACTGATTACAGTACCGTTACTTCCTACCGTTATTTTGCTAATGAAGATTACCTTGATATCGAACACAGCTTTAAAGTAATTGGTGTGGCATCAACAGGGACGAAGTTAACTCTTGGTGAAGTAGGATTTGTAAACGCAACACCATTATTGAAAACCGCTTACCCTACAAATGTTGATGGCCTATTCGCTAATATTTTGAATGAAACATTACAGCTTGATTGGCGGTTGGTGAGCGATTGTGACATTGATTACTACTTAATTCGTTACTCACCTAAACTATCCGCAACGTGGGAGAACTCAATCCCCCTCCAAGTCGTCGATAGAAACACATCCCTTTGTAGTGTCCAGGCAAGGACAGGATCTTATTATATTAAAGCAGTTGATTGGAACGGTAATGAATCTGAAATAGCGGCGAGTATTGTAACATCAATTCCTAATCTCGTTAACTTAAATGTTATTGAGGAAACGAACGACT